GTTATACTCAGTTGCGTTGACGATATAAATCTTGTCCCAAGCATCAGCAAACTCTAGTTTGGTTCTACCGTCAAAGTAGGTCTCTCGTCCGAACTCATCTTCAGAACTATTCTGTCCATCAGGAGCACGGTTAATACCTACTTCAGTATTAGCAAGAAGATTACCGGATAGGACAGGAGTATTACCTGCGTCGTATGGTGTAGTAACTTGCTTCAGGAAGATCTCACCAGCTTCAGTCTTAGCCTTCTTAACAAGAGTCTCAGCAGCTTCTTCTACCCATTCCTCAAGATCATCCCAACCATTCATACACGCCTCACATAGATGTTGTAAAAGACACTGGCATTATCTTCGTCATATTTAACGACACGCCACTCACCGTCTAATACATCATTCTCTTCTGGAGCGAATGTCAGATCATCTTGCAGGATAGTGAACTTACGATCATCTAATGTAAGATTTAGCTTATCAACAAGGCTGGATTTAATTTTACGAAACATCCCATTCACTGTCTGGTCAATACCGTTTGTACCGCCTGTGTATGTCTCCGTTACCGGATCAAATGTCCCATCAGTAGCAGATCGTTGGTAACGTACTGACGTAAGGTTTGATCCAAACTCTCTTATCCAAGCATTTGCTATTTCACGCTTGATATTCTCTCTAAACATATTCCCTCCGATTACATAGGCCAGCCGATTATCTAGGCCAGTAGCGTTCTTCGTCTACTGGATATAGCTCAGGGAATTGCTTATCGAATTGTATACCACCTTTTGTGAAGGATGGTTTGACAGTGGTGCTATTATTACGTGTATTATCAAACTGTGCTCGGTCAATACCACCGAAGAAGATAGGCAGTACGCCAGATGATCTAGCAATAGTTGCTTGCTTAGACAACTCCTCATAGAGCATCTTAAACTGATTAGCCTTGTCGCGATATTCAATACGAACATCATCCACTTCAGCTACATCAGCTTTGTGTAGATATTGTGTCCACAAGGCTTGAGCCAAACCCTTAGCTGCATCTAGGACACGATTGTTATTGGTGAGCAGTAGAGCTGAGATTGTTTCGTCTTGAAAATACGGAGCAGCCTCTGTCACATCTTGGATAAGGAATCTTACTTGAGACACCGTATCCGATAAATCTGGATTGAATGTAAAAGCCATGCAGCCTCCTAAAAGAATATGTCAGCTGGGTGGTGTGGACGGAGATGTGTCGTTGCTGGATATTACGCCGGAAGAATTTGTTCCGTATGACATGGTAGAGGCTCCGATAGTATGAGGGGATGGAGCCTCTGGTTAGAGAGGCTTTTTGTTGAGAGTGTCAGTGTTGGATTTGTCTAGGAATAGAACATCTCTGGTAAACATCTCAGTAGACCCGCTGGAATTTAGGATAGTATCACCTTTATAACGATATCGCTCAAAGTCTCTGAGTAGTTGTTGTTCATGTTCGTAAGCGTCACGCCCATGTGTGTAGTAGAGTGTATTGAGGATAGATATCTTTTCTAAATCATGTTTGCTAAATCTTTCAGCAACTGACCTGTTTGTTATACCTATTTTATAAAACATATCGGAGTTGTCCACTATCCTTAGATAGTATAACCAAGCCGGTCTTTCAAACGAGAACCCACTATGGGCATGTAAACACTTTCTACACTCTGGGCAAACCACATCTAAGCTACGGTATCTCCACCTAACATGCTTAGACTTTCTTGTCCATACGTGATTACAAGTAGAACATCTCATTGTATCGTTTGCGCTATCAGATGTTACTAACTCACAATTCTTCGTCCACAACAAATCTTGGAAGTAACTGTCTGTGCAACTTACTTTCCGATACTTTGCACCTCTTGATTCTTTTATCTTATCTATACAAGTAGTGACAATATAACCATCGTGCCTTCGCAATGTTAGTTTAGTATCTGTCAATATTTTATCAGGGGTGTCTATTAACTCGTAACCTGTTTCTTCAAGCAGTTTTTCAAGCCTGTCCAAATCCCAAGGCAGTTTACCGGCACAATTAGGGCAACCTTTTAACAACCTAAGGCTAGCTAAGGAAGCCTCCCAAATATACCCGCAACGGTCATGCCTGATCTTGTGCTTGGTATGAACAGATCCTTTGTACCCCTCGGTTAGTGTATAACCTAACCTTGAAACCTTTTGCTCGGCTTCATCTTGTGTTAATTTCTTTGGCATACTCTCCTCCTATCGGTAAAGAAGAGAGTATTTAAACACACTTGCTAAAAGCCTGTCAAGAACTTCCTAACAGGCTTTGGACAAGAATGCTGATTAAGCTGTGATACCGATAAGAGCAGCAACTTCGGTTGGGAATACCAGAGGAGCCATCTCAACAGACATCTCGATAAACTCATCCTTACCGTCATCCCACATGTGGCTGTACATTGGGCTTACAGCGTTAGGATTATGAGTTGCAGACAGCTTGCTAGATGGGCCGTAGTAACCTCGGAACAGTCCGTCTACACGAGGTACGATGAAACCTGTACCATCTGCAACCAGAGCTTCGGTAGAACCAGTTGGTAGGCGGAAAGAACCGTCTAGGCTGATGATACGGAAACCGTTGGTGACAAAGCTATCAGTGATATCATCACGCATGGGGTTAGTTTGGGCACTAAAATATTTATAACCCTCCTGCATTGATGGGTGTGACACAAATGCGTCATACAGATCAGGAGCAAGGTACATATCAATGCCGTTCATAAAGCCACCGTTTTTCAGGTTGGCACGAACAAGACGTTTGATTTCACGCAGCTTTGAACCAAGATCGGTTGTAGAGGTGGCAACGTCCAGAGCTTTAGTATCGCGGACAATACCGAATTCGGCGAACATGTCTGCATATACATCGCCAGATGGGCTGATACACTTACCTTCAGCAACGGCCTTTAGCTTTAGATATTCCATCGTCTGATCGGCGGATCGGCGCATCTTCTCTAGCTTCTCAGCTACAGCGATGTCAACAGAACTCATACCGTCAGCAGTGCCGGGTTGACGAATGGACAAGATATCTTCTTGACTTACTCTGTCTGAGTGTTTGAAGTAACCCAGAGGCAGAGCACGGGTTTCAACAGTGTCATCCCGACCATAAGTGGAACCACGGCTACCACGTTCGCTAGAAGGAAACAGAGTGGTCTGGGTTGCATTGATGTCGAAAAGAATGGCGGTCTGTGTGGTAGGCCGCATATCAAAAAGATTATCATCAAAGATAGAATACTGGCGATCAATCTGGTTGATCTCTTGTGTAAGATCAACGAGTTTGTTAAAATCGCGAGGATCGTGAGTTACTGGCATTATTGTATCTCCTTAGTAATTAAAATTAAACGCCTTTACGGACAACAATGCCCAGAGCTTCGATTTCAGAAATGGCAGCGGCCTGTTGTGTGGCATCGTGTGCTACATCAAATACAAGACCAGTGGTAGCCAGAATAGCTGGGCCACGTACAATTACTGCAACATCTGTGTCAGTGGTAGCAGCAACAGACTTGTTTTCTATTACAACAGCGGCTGCAACTTCTGAACCATCGATCCCGCCAGGGTCACGGGGTACATATTTACCAGTTGCAGTGACTTTACCAAGTACAGAACCATTAGAAAGTTCGGTAGCGGCTGCAACATTAACAGTTACAATTTCACGACAGTAGCCGTGTTCTGGAGCGTATTCATGTTTGAGTACATTGCCCAGCAGCGGTTTGCGTTGTGATACTAGCGCCATGATTTATTTCCTCTTAAATTATATTACTTAGATTCTTTGCGAGCTTTTACGGCTTTCATCACGCCGCTAATCTGTTCTTCTTGCGGCTCAAGGTCATGCCCCATTTCGCCAAGACCATCTACGCCCTTAGCAATCTGAACAGCCTTTTCCAGCACAGCCATTACGCCAGCCAATTCTTCTTGTTCAGACATCTTCATCAGAGCTACGCCGAAGGATTCTTTATCCTCTACGCCTAGCACTTCAAAGTCAGCAGCTTTAGCCACAAATTCAGCTTTCTTGGCTTCAGCTTTTTCGGCCTCAAATGCTTGCAGGGATTTGGTCAGCTCTTCAATCTTGCTCTCTTTCTCAGCTACAGCCTTTTCGATCTCAGCTTGCTTTTCTTCGAGAGCTTTTTGAATAAGAGCCTCAACAGCACTCTTTTCAATCATTTCGCTCATTGTATTCTCCTGATTATCGGGGAGGGTTTTGTCGGCAACATTGCCTTTCTCAATATCGCTAACAGGATTGTCCCCGCCAGCATCTTTAGCCGAAAGCTGCTCAATATAAGCCTGAGCTTCTTCCTCGCTAAATCCATTTGCAGACTTAATGATCTGCTTTAGTGATTCCTTCTGGACATCTGTCATCGCATCAATGTCAACAGCTTTAGTGATGAGTGTTTTGATGCCGTTGGCTGGCCCACCTTGATCTTCATGTACCAAAGCCATGTGCGCATTCTGTCCAGAGAAGTCGAAATTCTTTAATCGCTTCTTAGCTTTCATTCGATTTCCTCTACTTCAGCCATGCAGCCAATACTGATTCCTGACCATTCACCCGCTTTAACACCTTGCCAAAGGTCATCATCAGCAAACTGCCACACTTGTAGCCAGCTTCCCTTGGTGACATACTGATCACCAATCTGCATATCAACCGGAGCAATATAGCTTTCGATGACAGAGCAGACGTTATCATCCACCATGACAACGTGGCCCAGATTAGTTTTCATGCAAGATGTGTTATAAGAGTGACACGCCTTCTCAACTTCTTCGGCATCATATGTATCGCCATGTAGATCGAAGCTGGTTTCATCCTTGTGGGCCATTAGTGCCACAAACAATGCTTGCCGCTTCTCTACATCCACTGCCTTAGCCACTTCAATCGTTGGCTCTACTTCAGCTTGTGTCTCACCAAAATGTTTCTCAAGGAACTCGGAGAAGGCTTTAATCATATTATCTTTATCAATCATTATGCGTCCCCTTGATACGTACCTTCCAGAGCTTTCATCAGATTGTCCACTAGGGCATCATCCTGTTCAACCAACTCCTGTGGAGATGCTGTTGCAGCCTCTTCGTTAGCATTCTTAGTCATACCAATACGCTGAGAGATTGCTTGGTGTACGTTCACTGGTGTGTCTAGGAATGTACTGCTATCATCACGCTCTGGTAGATCAGCTCGCTTACGAATAGCATTCTCAAGATGCTTGTCAGCAGAAATAAATCCTCCCACATTTTGGAGGAACGCACCCAGATCAGCCAGACTTGCAGAACCAATTGGTTTATGAACCAGCTTGCATGTACGTGTATCATCCCAACCATTCATTCGATACAATGTCGGAATAGCCTTACGGTTAAACTGTTCAGCAATGATCTCTAGATAAGCTTCTAGTGTTTGGATGAATGTGCCAATCTTGTTATCGGACAATGCAAACGAACCGCTGGAGCTACTCCCCATCAGAATGAAGTCTGACAACATACTCTGTGCAATACGATAATCGTAACGCTCAATCACCTTTGACGTATCAATAGAACGTGTACCACGGCTTGCAACTAGATCGAAGTTGAACAACTCTTTGTTAGATGTCTCGTCCGTATCACTTGGCAAGAACAAACAAGCCTGTTCATTATTACGCACGTTAGTACCAATACGAATGAAATCTTGGAACACTTTATAGCGGTCTGGATCTTCTTGAGGATCAGCCATGAAGTATTCCATTGGGATACGGAATACAGGCAAACCATTCATTTCACGCTCAATGCCAACAGCTTCGTAATACTCTAGCTTGGTTTTCTTGTCCCAAGCGTAGTAGGCATTCTTTAGAATAGAACGTCCGAGAGGATTGTTCCGTTCAGAGTCAGTGCGGAAATGTAGAAGTCGTGAATAAGGGATTGAAATAGATGTCGTAGCTTTCTGTGTGAATCCTGCTAGATTAGCTGGACACTGTTTGATCTGATCAAGATTGCCTCGCTCATCAAACTTAAAGCCAGAGATTGTTTTCTGTGATCGGGAAGGAAAATCCTTCCAGATGAAATTCCCTTTATACACTTTGTACGTGGGTTCGTGAAAAGAGAAACCGTACTCGATGAAAGATAATATATCAGCCACCACCTGATCCCATGACCGTGCCATTCGCATGAACAGTGCATCACGGATAATCTCGGCTGTAGCTTTATCTTCATCAGAAGCGTTGACACCACCAACTGGCTGAATATCCCATTCCACCTTACGAATGTATTGCTTGATCATCATAAGGGAGCCGGAAACCAGCGGATCAGATTTCATCTTGTCGAAGGTTGTTAGCGAATGAGGCCAGCGTAGTTCTGGTGCCAGTTCATCATCGACAATATTCTTCGTGGTGTAACGTAGTCCGGTTCGTCCAATTTCACGAGGAATTGTGGCTCGTTTATCTGCCATTGTTTCCTCCGAAATAAGTTGGGGCGAATAAGCCGCCCCGTTCGATTGATTACATAGTAGAGATATGATATGTACGTGTCAATAGTTTGACACTATTTAGTTTTAAGTGTCAAGTTTTTGACGGGATTGTTTTGGCTAGAACATTCTGCTTGCAAACTCGTTCATTTTGGTTAGGGATGGGATTTTGAATTTAGCTGGCATGGTCTTGCCCGTAATTAGTGCATTATATGCGTCTGCTGTCGCATCGACTTGGTCTTTTTTACCGTGCCTACTTTCACCATCGAATATCTCAAGCTCATGGAACCATGTGTCATTCCAATCACCCTGCACCACTCTGACAAGACCGTTCTCGACAGCATTTGAGAAGCCCATAAAACGCTCTAGTTTCCCTTTACGTGTAAGAGCCTTTTTGACTTTGAATCCAGCAAGAACTAATGGTCTACTCCAAGTCATAAACGCGACTTTTCCTTGGGCGCCCGGATCTAAGGGTAATAAGACAGGACAGTTTAATCCATCATTTTGAGCTGTAGCAATCATCTTCTCCTGAACCAAATGTGGCCCGTGCCTGAACCTAGTTACATGCTCAACGTAGAAGTAACCATCTTCACATAGGCTGATTTTAGCACCAGCAGTCCAGTCAGGGTTTGGGTTTATTTCATTAGGCTCCGTAACGGCAATATCCCATGCACGGATTGTCTTTAATCGCTTTGGTACGTTTAGTGGAGATACAACCTCAACCTTGTCTCGGTGGAAGAACCCAGCACCTTCCATTGCCGCGAACCACGATCCTAAAAGTAGTCTCTCCCGTTCTACACGAGGTAGTGCTTCCAAGTTAGCAATGTAGTCTGGGTTGTTCTTCAACAACGCTTGGTTGTCATAACAATTACCAGCAATGAAAGTATAACGCTTAGGTTTGATTGTATGACCAAACTTCTCAACCAACTCCTCTCTGGTTTCTGCAAAGTGTATCTGTCCGTCTAAGTTCAGCATAAGGAGTTCCATTCCTGACTTAGACCTGTCTGGAATACCTGTAACTGGATCAAGGAAAGGTTCAACCCATTTAAACAACCAGTGATCTTTGCCCTCTGGGTTAAATGTGAGTCGCATATATGGCTTTACTTTCGACTTTGAACGCATACGAGAAATCATATACAGAACTTGTGTCTCTGAGAAGTGGGTAGCTTCGTCAACACATTATCCAATGTTTTCACACTGGTGTGGATCATATCATCATCCCATAAGGATGTCGGACGCTAATAACGTATTACATGGTAAGATCGTACCAAGCCGTTTGATCTCTGCACGTTCCTTCTACGCTTAGAAGGCTTCGCTCAGGATTGCCATCACCATTACGTGTTAAGGTTTCCCTGAATTCATCCGATTATTCGATATAGATTGCTCTACAAAGGGGCAAGACTTTACCCTACAAAAGTTAGCTGACTACCCTGCCAAGATTTTTTATCATCTTCACGTTCCATGTGCGAGAATTTAATCCTTGCACCTGATGGAAATATGGCCGTAAGTGTAACCTCTTTAAACTCACAACCGAATGGCCCCCAGAGGTCTTTAGCTTCTTCCCAAAGACCGCCGGGTTTTGTTATGTCTGAGGTTAGCCTACGGAAGATGACGCCACGAAAATGTGGATCATCTATGTGCCTAAGTACCTCTAGTAGCAAGATGAAACTCTTGCCTGAACCCATACGTTATCTACTATTTCTAGTAGTGTCGGACTATATCACCATCCCAGAGGGATGCCGGACGCTATTGGTGTTTTACATGGTGAGATCGCACCAAACCACCTAGTCTCTACACGTTCCTTCTACGCTTAGAAGGCTTCGCTCGGTATTGCCTCCAACATCACTTGGTAAGGTTTCACCGAATTCATCCGGTTTTCGATACAGATTACTCTGTAAAGGGCCAGTTCTTTTTAGCCGATCCACCATAGTATGCTAGGTCACATTCCGTAGCACAATACATCTCCTGAGGCCCCTCTTGTGGGCGCAATACTGTTATGTTACTCATTGTCAAGCATCTCCCATCCGTAAGATGTCTTATTTCTCCCGCTTATCAGACCCCCAAGTAAACTCGACTTAACTCCTATATACTCTGCAAAGTCGAACCTAATACCTTCCCAAACCTCTCCAGTCTCTATATTACGAAACTTTCTAATGGTTTTATCAAGATGTAACTGGTTGCCCTTCTTCGCTCGATAAGGGTGGTTATTCACCTCGGCGTGACTAGGAATGCCCAGTTCTTTCCTGCGCTGGGCTATAACGTACCTTGTAGTACCAAACTCGGCAGCAAGTTTGCTATCCGACGTCGTACCGAGCCTGTCAATACATTCCTGAGGCAAAACCTTCTTGTTCCAACCCCCCATAGGCGGGGGTGGTGAGTAATTTGGCCTGTCTTCACAAGCTGGGATACCTAAGCCTCTGCGTACATGTGAGACATTCGACCTAGTACAACCAACAACCTTAGCCAGCTCTTCATCAGTGATTGTACCCATCAAGGAGATATGCTCCTCTGTAAAATCATAAGCACGGTTGCCCCTACCGCCAATTGAAAAGTTGCAAAGTAATCCGCCTGAATTACGTATGCCATAAGATTTGATTAGGTGTTCCTCAACTTCATAAACAAGATCCTCATCCTTACTCTTGAACACTATATCAATTCTAGGGACAATGTTCTGACTTTTCATCTTTGCGAGCTTGTTTCGCAAAAACCTATTGTGAGTCCAACTTAGATGATCCTTGTATCGACCTGCTTGACCCTTTCCAACATAAAACGGGAGACCATTAGTCGGGTCAGTGTAAACATACACATAAAATTCCATATGTCACCTCACTCATTGAAATCCTCCAGATTATCTATCTCTTTAGCTAGGACAACATCTTCAGCATCAATATACTCGTCAACGTCTTTCAGTTGACGGATTTGTTCAGCTTCACGTTCAGATAATGTAATGCTGACTTTCGATCCTTTTTCTGGCAAATATAGCTGGACAGTCTGACGTTCTTCCTCATTTTTCTCAATCTGATTAATTTTGTAATCACCATCTTCACCAATTTCAGTTGGTTTTAGATTAGGTACTAGTTTATCAGTTAGGTAACGGGCTATGCTTAATTTCTGAGCCAGCGTCACCTCTCTAGGGTTCTTCACACCAAACTTCCGCAACATACCGACGTCGCCTGATACGGTTGCCACCAAGAGTTCGACAGGATTTGTACCCATGCTATCACAGACACTTTTAATCGAGATTCGGCTGCTACCACGAGGCCTCCCATGAGGATTGCCCCCTTCACCATCAGTCCATTTCAGATTACCACGCGCCTTACCATTCACCTGATCCACGGCAAAATTCAGCACCTTAGGGTCTCGCGCATTCTTTGTGAAATAGATACGTCCGTCAGGATATTCTGGATACTTGTCTGTAGGCGGCATTCGTGCTTGCCACCATTGCTCACCTTGCCAGAAGATAAACTTGCTGATAACGTCTTTACTAAGACCCATCTGCTTACCTACATCCATCTCTTGTGTTGTGATGTTGTCAGGAAGTTCTTCTGGATAAATATGATTCTTTTTCTTTGTCATCTTTTTAAAACCTTTTAAACCCTTTTAAAAAAGAAAGCCTGCTGGACACTCTCTGGTGAATATCCGAAACAGGCTTGTAGGAGGAAATGTATGCTTGTTATATTGAATGCACAGGAGGATGTGCGTTGGAGGGAATGTTATGAAAACATCATTAGCTGGCTTAGTAGCCCTACCAATGTCTTAAGACATCATTAGTGGAATCTCTCAAGTTGATGTGCTGAAGATACCGGAGGAATAATATCAGCAGCACTCCACCTACCACTATCGCTTCTACAGTGCGTTCCACCTAAGCCGTAGCACTGGAGCATTGCCACACAAGAGAGATTCCCTGATAATGTCTTTGAAGAATGGTGCGGACGAAGGGACTCGAACCCTTAAAACTCAGTTTCTAAGACTGATACGTATTCCAATTCCGTCACGTCCGCGATGTTGGTCTGCGAGGCAGGACTCGAACCTGCGGCGTCCCAGTTCCAAGCCGGGGTGTCTACCAACTGACTTACTCGCAGAGAGTGCCAGCAGCCGACTGTGCACTCACAATCCTTATCTGGCGTTATCCTTTCGGAGCTGTTTGTCTCCTAGATCCGTATAACCAATTAACATTAGGTCACTAGAAATTGAGCTGGAGCATCATCTTGTAAGTCCCTACACAAACAAGACAATCCGACTTAATCCATATCGGCACGGAGATACTGAAATAACACACTAATTTGAGCTGATTGCTTTGGTGTATCAATTCATCACAATCATTTATGAACACTAGGGACTATGTGTCCATGGGATTAGTGTGCATTCGGATTAGTTGAGCCTTTTGAATCCATGCTCAGGGATACGGCCCCAAGATAAAGACCAGAACGGTAGCGAATCATTCTGTTCATTGGGATCTTTTTGAAGCGTTCCCCGCCTCATTGATACTATAGTAGAGATATAGTTTATGTATGTCAATAGCAATAACACTTACAATAACTACTTGTATCCGTTATAAACATCCTCTACGTACCGGAATGTTGTGTCCAGAGTCGCTTCAGATAACTCTGTCTCAAACTTGTCCTGATAGTTCTCTGTCAGGACATACGAAGGAGCCATGTCGAAGAACAGATGTCCAGCTACTTTTGACAGGTCAGAGTTCATATCGCGAATACTTAGCAGACAAGTGTTACAGAGATCCTCTTCCTCTTTCTTCGGGAATCCTTCGATCACTGATTCCTTTGTCACTGAATCCACTGTTGTGAATGTCGTAGCAGGTTTCTTTCGCTTATACCCAACGTAGTTATTACATGCTTTACAATACATAAATCATTTCTCCAATACTTTTACACGGGAATATCTCCCCCACTTGTTTTGTTTAAATATCCCAGCCAGACACACAGGCTAAACACTTTGCCTAGACATCCCACACCAGATGTCTCAATCACACAGACTTACACAACACATAGTATGATTTATACGCTAGTCAGGAAACGATGTCAATAGTAATCACAATGTATTTGTGTAATCTTACTAAGATTCCTTGCTAAGATTCTTTGCTAGAGATCTTGTTAGGATGTTTAGACTAGAGTTCTAGGCTGGATGTCTTGACTAGAGATCTTGTCTAGAATTCTGGTCTAGATGTTTAGCCTAGAGTCTAGTCTAGATATCTAGTTAAGATATAATATTAGTAATATGTATATATGTTATTAGTATTATATTTACTTATATATCTTGTTAAGAAGTCTTGTCTAGATGTTTAGACTAGATATCTTGTCTGTGCTCACTTCGTTCGATTCTATATACTTGCTATACCATTGTCAATACCCTTTTCAAAGATTCTTTAAGATTACTTGTGATCATCATCTTCTTGCTTTCCTGTGATCACTTGTGCTAAGATTCGTGTCACTCTTGTGTTCAGTGATCTGGTGCCACGCACCGAAGTATTTGAACAAAAGGTATTGACAATACATCCTGACAAGAGTAAATTATGAAAACACACACAGACAAACACACAAACTAACAATGCAATCAGGAGGTACAGATGGGCATGATCGAACACATGCAATACGAGCTGAAAGCAGCCAAGACATCTCTGCTGAAACTTGAGAAAGAATTACAGGAACGTGATGTTGTTATCAGTGACCTAAAACGAAAGAATCTCTTGCTACAAGAGCGTGTAGACAGATTGCACCAAGCAATGCAGTCGAGAAGCTACATAGAAGAGCTTCTAAGCCGTTTTAAAGACGAGGAGGTACGTTCGGATGGGTGACATGAAAAAGCGCGTAAAAGCTCTTGCAGACACCTTGTACGAGTTCTCTGGTCAAGACTTCACTGACCGTAGTGTTCAGAAACACTTTCAGTCACGATTGATGCTGATCTTGAGACAGATGCAATCAATGGGTGTGTACGTAACACTGCCTGAATTCTCTGGCTATGATAACTTCGGCAGACCTGTTAAGGCAGTGTTCGATGGCGTACACTTTGAGATGG